TTTCTTGCCAATTTATTGAAAAAATATTGATCTTTTCTTTTTGAAAATGTTACTTTGGAAGTACGAGTTCTTCCTGAATATTTGAAATAATCGTATGTAGGATACTGAAAATGTTTTTTGATTGCGACATATTCTTTGTAACATTCGTAAGGTTCCACTTTGATCATAGTCCAGGTATTTTGGTTGTTCTTGGAAAAAAATGAAGACTTTCTGCTTCTTCACGAACTTTTTGTTTTAAAACACCTTGCACAAGTTTACCAATAGTTTCTGGTTCTAACTTATTTTGCTCACAATAATATTGAATAGCATCCATATAGGACACTTTTTTTGATTTTTTAATATGTTCTATTGTGATTGTAAAATCTTGAGGTGATAGTATTTTAAACATTTAATTTTTTGATAACTTTATTAATTGCATTTTTGACCATTTTAGGTGTTATTGTTTTTGTGCATTCAAACATACGATTCGTATTTTCATGATCAGGACACCAAGTCCAATTACCAGCATCAAACTCATGTCTGTTATAACATCCATTGCAAACTTTATCATTAAAGACTCTTTCGCAATTTATTTCAAATTCAGAAAATGGTTTACTAAATCCTGATATCATAACGACCGGTTTTCTCAATGCCCATGCAATCCAAGATAATCCTGAACCAAGACCAATAAAAAATTCTGCACCATTAATAGTTGCTATTGTTTGATCTAAAGTTCTTTCTTGTCTTGTTATGACATTTTTTGGTACTGCATTCATAAAATTTTTATTTCCAAACAGAGCATGTTTATCTACACAAACCACTTCGTAACCTTTTTTCTTCAAATATTTTACTATTTCATCCCAACCTCCATCATGATTCCAATATTTTGCTTGTGCGGTACTTTGTATTCCAATACAAACATAAGGTTTAGTAATTTCAGTTTCTACTTCTTTCACACTTATTTTAGCAGGTTTTTCCAAATAGTCAAGTCCTAGAATTTTTGATGCACATTCTTGTAGTCCTAAATTCATGTAATCACCACCTGGTAAATGATTGGCATCAACTTTCCAACCTAATTTATATTTAAAATCAAAATCTTCAAAACCATTTTCAGGAGTCTCAAATTGAATATGAGGATATTCATCCTCAAATAAATCATTGTAAAAAGTAGAGGCAATCACTTTACATTTGTGCTTTTGTCTAAATTGTTCCAAAACTGGTATCCATGCAATTGCATCACCCATAGCCTTTGAATCAAACCAAACAAAAACTCTTTTATCTTTAAGATCCTGTATATACTCAAATTCTATTTCATTTGTCTTTGTGTTTCTAACAATAATTTTCCATGGCACATAATATGAAATTGAACAGGCGGCCCAGGCTCCAGTTCCTATAATTTGTGAATAATGTACTTGTTGAGTATCATTATCCATAAAAGTAACTTCGTATTCTGATTCTTTTGCGCCTGTTATACTAATATAAGGATTTGGTTTTATTGAAACTGTAAATTGATTTTGTTTTATTTTTTTAGGTGTTTCTTCATATGAAAACAACAATCTACCAGTCATATCAAAAGGTTTTGTGTATTTGAGTTCTTTTGCTTCATAATAGTATTCTTCTAATTTATCAAAAATATTTTCCCAATCTCGTTCTCTCGCAAATGATCTTGCTTTTTTAGAATATTCATCATAGTCGTTAATGATATTTCTTATACCCTCAACAATCGTATCAACTTCTCTTGTACACTCCACCAAACCAGGAATTTCTACCTTATCTTGCATAGTACCTACACATGGTAAACCACATGCCATTGCTTCAAGAACTGCAAGACAAGGTTGCCCTGTCTCAATACTTGCAGGATGTACTATGATATGATGCTCATCAAGTAATTTCTTTAATTCTGGTTTTTCAATATTACCAGTTTGTGTAATCTCAATATCATTTTTTGCTTGACCAACGATTTGATAAAATAAATCATTGTAATGTTGATGTATGCTATCAGGACCAATAATGGTAATAGGTAATCCAAGTTTTTGTGCCGCCAAAACTGCAAGATGAAAACCTTTTCTGTCATCTCCTCCTCCAACACAACATAAACGAATATCTTTTGGTTTCTTCACTGGATAATAAAAATCAGTATCAACACCATGATCAAGTTTTCTTATCTTTTTCGGATAATCAAACCAATCAATCATATCATCTGTTGGTATAAGAGTAAACAAAGAATTTTTAATAGTTTCATTATTTGTATTATAAAACCAAGTGTCTTTTCCATTTATCTTTGCAAATGTATCATGCATCGTAAAAATATATGGTATGCATCTATCTTTTGTCAAGTCAAAGAAACCACCAGTATGATTATGAAACACATCGTATTCTTCAAGATCATTCTGATTTATCTCATCAAGCCATTTTAATTTAACATCATGACCTCGCTTTTCTGCTACACGCATGTAGTGATAAATTACTTCTTCTAATCCACCGTAACTTTTTGGTGGTATTGATAATCCACACCCTACATGAACCTGCATAATTTTGAGAAAATCTCTATTTGGCTTTGGTTTTACTATCTCTATAATTTCAGATTCTTCATAGTCTATCGTTTCTATTATCTGTTTATTTCTGACATATGCATTTGCATGAAAACGATTGTCTTGTATGAACCAGTTAAAAATATAACCAGATTGAACAAAAGCATCTTTTATTTCTCTTATTTGATCGGTACCTGTTCTATTATTTGTATGAAGATGAGCATTATCTGAAAAGATAATTATTTCATACTCTGTATTTTGACAATGAGTTATTTCATTACAATAATGAGTGATATTTTGCGGTGTCGTATCTAAATTTATCTTCAATACGAATACATCTACGTCTTTATGAAACTCTTCAAATCTCACATCATGATCATAATATAGTTTAGTTAACTTTTCTTTTTGAAGATTTGTATAATCATAATTGACAAAAGATATTACTTTTGGTGTTAATTCATAATTTATACGAGAAGTATATAAGGCTTCAGCGGAGTCATAAATGTCATCAAAATATTTAATATTTCTTGGATATTCTAAGATAAAAGATTTTCTTCTCTGGTTAGCATCAAGAACTAATTGTGCTTCACCTCTTGGATTCCATCTACGAAAATTTTCACTATCGCCATGCTCTCTTGCTAAATAATTTGTTCTCGGTATTGTAAGCCACTTACCTCTTTCTTCAAGCATCAGCAACCATTGACCATCATTTGATGAACATGCATCTCCATCTTGGTGTTCAGGAAAATCAAGTCCAGGCAAATTTCTAAAAACTCTTAAATATCCAAAGATATTTGTTCTCTGAGGCCACAACTTATCAAAACCCTCTAAAAAAGAATCATTGTCTCTTGTCATATAGACATTATCTTTGTACTCTTTAAAGATGTCATTTTTAGAGGAGGGTAAAACTTCATGATATTTGTTGGCATTGAAATGCATCAAAACCGCTTCAGGAAATAATGAGAAGTAATGATCTATTTGTTCTAATGCAGTAGGTAATAATTTGTCATCCGAATCAATGTGACATACAATCTCTCCAGATGCATGTCTTTGTGGATTCCACCAAACTTCTTTTTTGTGATTTGGATATACTACCTTGACTCTTGGATCTTTAGCCTGTAACTCAAGTAATTTGTGAAGAGTATTATCATCAGAAAAATCATCGGCCACAATCCATTCCCAATTATCATATGTCTGTCCGAAAATTGATTCTGAGAGTTCGTCAAGAAATTTTTCAGCCCTGAAACAAGACGTAACCAAGGACAGTTTGTGACCTTTTGATTTCGGTTCATATTTTTCTCTTTTTAATTCTAAATCATTTGTTATACAAACGTCATTAACATTCTCTTGCCACTCTTGACTGTAACTAAAAGTGTGAAAATTACCTGCAGTTGCGGCACCAGGCATTCCGTGACACCAATCATAATTTAAGTGATATATTTTTGGATCATCATATTGTCTTATTCTTTCTGTACCCTCAAACTCATTATCTCTAAAACTTTCACCATATACAAGAACTTCTTGAAGAAAAGATTTTTTCCAAATGGCAGGTTGATGATTCATCAAATAACCTGCTTTTTTGTCAATCTTTAAAAGTCTATGATCGTTGACAAAATAATTCGTCTTATGTAAAAAGGTTTTATCTGAAGACAATATGTTAAGTCTGGTCAAACGTAAAACATTTATATCGTTTCTTTCAGTAAAACGAAATGCATTGTGAAAAAGATCGTGATCAACTAAATGCTTTAACCACATATCTTCTTGAATATAAAGTAAATAATCTTCTTCTATGTTATCTAATGCCATGATTAGGCGATCACTCCAACCATGATCAAATTGTTTCATTGATCCTTTTGTTGGTAGAGAATTACCATGACTATCAACTTCTCTTGTTTCTTCTATCCATTCTTTTTTACTTTTGAAAGTCTTGATTTGAGTTACATCATCATAAGGACAATCAATTTCTTCATTTACAAAATAAACATTCCAGTCTAACTCTTTTGGCCAAAATTTTTCAAAAGAAACATGCCAACCATTCCAAAATTGTTGATAGTCATCACATGTATGCACAAAATAGCAAATATTACTCACTTTGTTCCTTAAAAAATAATGAATTGCAAACCATCAGTCTAGCACGTTCAGATTCATCTGTCAAATCATAATCTCTAAAAATAACATCATCCGTATAAATTTTAAGAGGATCTTCCGGTACTGTTAATAAATGATAATTGTATTTAAAAAGGGTTTTATCATAATATAATACATCATTCACAAAAACTTTAAAATTCATATCACAATGAGGATTCATCAGAAAAAGATAATGTTGATCTATTGATTCTCTTTTTGGTATACATGCAACCCAAGGGAAATCTTGATGCGTATGCATTCTATCTTGCTCCATACCAATATTTTCTAAATTGTCTGGAAAATTTATCAATTCAACATTTGTATGCTTATAATCTTTTAAAGATGTCAAATTGAAAATGTATGCATAATATTCCTCTCCGATCAAAAACCCATTATCAGATACTACATCTGCACTATGATTTAAATCTCCGGCTTCATAAAAACAATTTGAAAGATAATCTACTTTTGCAGAAATTAATCTTGTAGTAATTTGCAAACGTGTTCCGATGTGAACACCATCACCACGTTCTTTATATTCAATAAACTTTTCATCTTCCCAATAATAGAATATACCGTCAAGACCGTTTTTTAATTTTTCATCATTTTGAGTCAGAACATCGGATTTATGTAGTAAACCATCATAATCCATGATATGAATATATTTTTTTCTTAACAATTTTGCATATTCAACACCAATATGCATAAGTCGTTGAACAGCAAGAACTGTATTATTAGTGTTAAACTCTTTTGAGGAAATATCATAATTAGGTGTATACCAAACCATATATCCAAGATATTTCAAATCCGTAAGAATAAAATTATCTTTGTCATAAACAAAATAATCTACAGAATTTTGAAATTCTTTTGGTGCTGGAGTATGAGTGGTCACAATAACTTCATATCCAAAACCTTTAATTTTTTTAATTAATTCAGAACAGACTTGTAATCTTTTATAGTCACTTAGATGTGCATGAATTAAAACAATGGAGTCTTCACAACTCATAAGTTATATCACCATCTTTAAGTAAAGTTGTACCGTCTTTATGTGATTTATCAAGATAAGATTCACCTGAACATTGTATAGAAAAAGGTTCTTTTGTGATACCAGATAATTTGTCAGGAAACACTATATTATTTAGCCATAGATCATATGTGTCCCATCCACTATTTTCAAATTTATCAACAAAATAATTTCTTTTTTCTGTAGGTATTAGATAGCAATGAGCCTCAGACATTCTATCTGTCACACCAAAATGCTTATACTCGTCATAATGCCAGTCTGGTATTCTTTTACCAAAAGACATATAATTCAAATTATTCTCCATGAGATCATCAAAACGATCCATAACCTCTCTGCGAACATCATGTAAAGGTTTGATAAAAATTGCATCACACTCACAAAACAACACCGCATCATATTCATCAGTTAGATGTGTTTCAATTGCGGTTCTATGGGCAAGAAAATTACCATAATGTGCTGGTGCAAGTTTATATTCACCAGGCTCCATTTGAACGGCATCAGGTCTCGCACATGTATCTTTGGGAGGCAATTCTGTATATGCACCATTTATCATTTGTTCATATTCCCAACCTGTTTCTTCTGCAAACTTTGTCAAATGCTTAATAGATTCTTTTTCTCGTTGACCATTCACATCTACAAGCATATGAACGATTTTGATTTTAGGCATACGTTCGGCAAACATCTCACCTAACTCACCTTCCATCATACCATCTTTTGTCGTAACTTCATATCCTAAACTCTTTAGTCTGTTCACCATTCCTAAACAAAAATTTATATTATCTTCTTTTTCAGGTAAAAAATTGTGAACTTCCATATATAATTTTCTGATTCTATATTTTAGATAGTCATCAGAAATAGTTGGAAAAATATCATTCTCACCACCTTCACAATCAATCTTCATCACATCTATTCTATCTACTTCATTATTATCTGCGAAAGT